CGCGTTCACGGCTTCCTGCAATACTGCGTCTGGTAGGGGTGGTGTGGCCATCAGGCATGCTCCTTCGGTTTGAAAAACGTGCAGGGTGGGTCGGTCGGCGAAATAGGGACGCCGCGAATGTATCGATATGAGCCGTTTTCCTCTATTCGGATCGGGGGTTGTGCAAAACAGGTCAGGTCGGATTTATCAACCGTGGCAGAAAAACGACATGCCAGACAGCAATTTTCGGGAATTACAAGTGGCGTGTTTTTCTTTCTCATGCTACGCTTCTCCTAGATGTCCGGTTGCTCCTCCCCTTCGGGGGTACTACCCAACCCACGCTCACCACGCGGGACAAAGCACTCGATGGGCAACAGACCAGATACCGGTAAACTTTCAGTCTGGTCAGAACTGCCGCCTCAACACGCTGGAGCCTTGATTGGCGTGAATCGGTGAACGGTTTTACCCGCTACAGGGTCACTCGCCTGTTAGTTTTCCGAAAATGAACCACACCGCAGCGATCCATGGTGATACGAGGATCAACGCCCAGATGTAGAGTACCAATAGGAAGAGTCGCTCCATGTTATGGTGCCATAGGTGATGTCGGCACGTCCTTCGGCTGGCTGTCTTGCCGCGCTTTTTCTTGTTCCCACGTCAGTTCCGCGTCAATATATCCCGACCGTTTGAGGATTTCGAAGCCCGTCTGCTTGGACAGGTCGCGCGCGGCAACCGCCGTGAACACCACGTTGGCGATCGCGTCGCTCAGGCTGGATTCGCTGAATTCGCTGAATACCTCGGCGTTGATCTGGGATGAGTCTTCGCCATTCCAGATGGCCAGGTTCCTTAAGCAGTTCTTCACACCGAGTTCGAACATTTCCACGATGGCCTGCAACATGCAGTCGCCAGCGGTGTCTTCTGACTCAACCTGTGTGGCGGTCATGCGGTTTGTCTTGCGCACCAGCAATTCCGCACCGATCGCGCGTCCGCGTTCCTCCAAGTCGAGAATGGACGTGCGCCCGTGTCCAATCGCCGCGCCTTGAGGCTCGACGTATTTCATGTCCGCGTCTTTATTCGTTGCCGTCGCCGCCGTCGCCGCACCGATCATGAAGGATTCGGTAGCGGCGAAGCCTTTCATGAACAGGATAGGCACACGGGCGACGTGCAAGATGGTCTGTTGGTCGCTGGAACTCTGCCAGTGCTCGACGTTCAGGTAGGCGAGGTCTTTCAGGGGGCTCTCACCGGTGCCGAACCCCGTCCGATTGCCGTAGAAGAACGTGAACGGTATGTCCTTGCGACTGGACGTGCCTTCCAAGGCGACGTACCATTCGTTTTTCTTGGTTTCTGACTCGCGCCAGACCTCCCAAGTTCCGCATTCGTACAGAACACGCACCTGTTCGATGATTCTTTCCCCGAAAGCGCCGTCCGGGATGACCGCGCGTTCCAGCAGGCGCAGCATCGTCAGACGATTGTTAGTTTCTTTCCATCCCAGCACCGATCCGGCGGGATAGTGCACCAGGTAGGAGTGCGCGCCAACCGCTTTCTGCTCCGCCAAGGTTCGTGCGGCTGCCACAGGTGGGAAATCGGCCAAAACACCAGATACTCCGTGCGACAGGCAGTTTCCGAGCACACTGAAGAAGAAAGCATGTATGCCTTGCCCGGCGTTGTCGATGTTTTCCAACCCAGCCAAGGTCTCTGTCGGTATTCCGGTAAGGGTGATGGGGCGCGAGAAGGGTTTCGATGCGAGGATCTCGCAGGTGCGTTTGAACATTGGGAATAGTACGGCTTGGTTAAGCCGTTTTCTGTATTCGGGATCGTTCTCCCCCGGCCATTGGGGCAGAAAGGTGGCACCTGCCGTTCGCATGGTTTTTGTGCCACCGAACACCGCATCAAGCATGCCCCATTCGGCACTATTGTCCCTCACGGTGGCTGAGTAGTCGCGCACTGAGGAGTCAGAAGTCCGCGCCCCGGTCGATTCGGCGGGGGTCATGGTATAGCCATATAGTCCACCAGTGGTGCCTTGGTCAGTCGTCATGTTGGGAGTCGTCCGTGTGAGTGGGCGCTAACATACCTTACCCGCTGCGTCGCGTCAACCGTTACCACATTCGCAGCGATTTAACCGATCCGCTCGCCTGTTGAATATCGCTGCTCAAGCTATACCTGAGCCAATCAATGCTGTGGTTGTTCGCATCCACGATATCGGGAAGAGTTTTTCCGCTCAATCTGTCCACTTTGTATCGGTACAATCGCATCTCAGAAACCATGTTCTTGCAACGTGGGTGGATAACGATCTCGTCGAATGACCTCATGAACGCTATGCCGTCCTCGATAGATCCGGCCCACTTCTTCACCGAGAAAATCAAGGGATACCCGTGATTATTCATGTAAGACACGGTTTCCGGTCTGGCGCTGTCCGCCCAACATACGCCGCGCTTCATCCCTTCCACTGTGTCGAACAGTGCGGGCAGACGGTCGATATCGACACCAATCTCACACACCTCCTGCTCGACCCATAGCTTCCGGTCGAATACCCATGCCTTGCCCGCTGCCACGGGGTCGCGGCTGAACCCCCAGTCGGCGCCATACCTTGGCACTCCCCATCGTTTCGGATCCGGCTCGAATACCTGGACGCTGTACTTCCCCTTGAATATCTGCGCGTCGGACTTCGTGCGGAACTCTCCGCCCCAGATGTGCGCTGCGGATTCCGGGTCGGTACGGTAGGCGTGGTCTTTCTGCATCGCCAGGGTGCCGTCGTAGAAGAACGGGTTATCCATCCAGTTTACTGGCACCACGATGGCCTCGGGTGGCGGGTTGACGATCCAGCGCTGACTGGTCGGATCATCCTCGTTGTCGGGGTTGAACGTAACCCAAACTTCTGATCCGCGCTTACGGATGGTCGGCAGCAGTGTTGCCCACGACTCCTCGGTGACGGATTCGGCTTCCTCTACCCAGCAGATGTCCACGGCTTCCGTCGATTTCAGGTTTTTGACGTTGTTGTGGAGACCGACGAAGAATATCTCCGTGCCCGTCGTACTGGCGATCAAGTCGCGTTGGACCTTGTAGAACGCACTCAGTCCGAGGGCCTCAATTCGTGATTCAAGCAAATGGTGGACGGATTCCGCGATCGAGTTTTGGTACTCGCGAGCACACATGATGCGGATCTTTTCTTGGCTACCCCTGATCAGCAGCGAATCGGCTACGGCCCAGCTTTTCGCGCTCCCCCGGCCACCATGCGCTACCTTATATGGCGCGCGTTTGGTGAGGAAAAACAACAGTTTATCGGGAATCTGGAGGTGCCGAGCTCCACCGGGTGCGTTCAGCACGGTTCAAACGCCCCGTTCGTCAGATATCCGTGCCATCCACATGGTCGATGCAGGATAGACGGTCGAAGCGTAGGCGAATCGGTCGGGCCGGTTAGTGCCCAACCGTGCGTGCCGTTATCCACACTCAACCAGTCTTCTTGGCCACAACCAGGACATCGGTAGGCATAGCCGCCTATTTGCCCGTCGGGGTACGCACGTAACTCAATGTCGCCTGGTTGAGCGCCTTGTGCGCGAATGTCCGTTACGAGTCGTGCTTTCATTTACTTAGAGGGGTACTTCTGTACCATTGTTTCGAATTTTTCAACCTGAAGGCGCATCGCGGGTTTGGCATGGCCGGGGATGGCAGGGTCGAGTGTCACACTCCGCAGCATGTTAGCGGTTTCTTCCATCAATTCTAGAATTTCGTTCATCTCCATCTCACGCTCTTTTCAGTGATACGCCTTGCGACGTTCGGCCAACTTCTGCTCCGCCTGTTCCAACGCGGTTTCCTCCGCGTCGCCTCGCCGGTAGCCGTACTCAAAGACGAGTTCCTCGACCAAGCACTGCCAGATGCACGCCTCTTCCGCTCCAAGCAGTCCCAGACGCGCGGCGATCGGATCGTCGGCGCGGTGGGTGTTACGTCGTGCCGCTATCATTTGCGCCGTCTCCGTGTCCGGCGGGACTGCGTCCGATACGACTCGAACAGCCGTTGCGTGATCGCTTGAACCGAATACGCCTCGAATTCCTTGCTCGGCTCGTTCTCACCGATCCACTCGCGGTAATACTGCCAGACATGGATGGCTTCGTGTGCTAGAAGACCAGCGACCTGTTCAATCGAAATCTCCTTAGTCGGTGGTCGCAGACAAACGATACACGCCAAGCCATTTCGACCCTCCCAAACATGCAGCGTTGCGTGGGCATGACTGGTTTTCTGCCATTTTTTCGGTGATACCCGGCGTTCCAAGTCTTTTCCGGCTCGAACGAACTGTTTTGGTGTCAAGCATAATGTCAAATACGGGCCTTCCAACAACGCCCGGCTCAGCCACTTCACTTTCGCGCTCATTCTGGCCCCTTCTGCTCGACGGTTATGCCGACCGGCCTGCCTTCACTGGCCGCCACCGGGGAAATCACGAAGGTCGGTGCGAATATGGCTCCGCGCCCCGAGTCGTCCGGATCCTGCCGTTCGCGATGGCGTTTCGACCGCATGGCCGCCTGCTTGAATAGTGCATCGCTGCGCACCCGCACCAGTGCGACCTGAGCGTTTGATATGAAGGGGTCCCTCGCCGCGTCATCCATCAGTTCGTGCGCCTTGTCCACAAGGGCTTCCGCGCTTATTTCCTGAGCGGCACGGTATGTGTTGCGATCCGGGTGATTCATCAGCCAGCCACCAACATCCGACTGGCTGACGCCGAGCCTCCGGGCCACATCAATCTGGCGGTCGCCCTCCATGATCATCGTGCAGACGACCTCCAACCCGATCATGTCGAGCATCATCTGCGCCGTTCGGGACACAGGGAGGCGTGCCGGGGCGTCTACCGGCGGGGCGTGGGGGAGTAGCCCCACGCCCAGGGAGTTGAGGCCGTCGTTCATTGTCATCAGTTCAGTCATGCGCGGAGTATCCCGCGTTCGCTCCGTTCGGTCAAGGGGACGGTGTCATTTTACATAACGCGGCAATCGGGCCGTACCCCCTCAACGCTCCAATCACCCCATCACCGACCGATTGCTTCAATTCGTGCCAAAATGGATGAAATTGTGGGAACGCATTCCCCGCTACGCCGTGTCATGCAAGCGGGCCGTGGGGATGGTGCCCCCGTCCAGTACCCGAACGAGCGGCCCAAACGAACCGAGTGTGTGAGTACCCACTAACTCCGTCAACGCTCCAACGCTCCAACGCTCCAACGCTCCAGGCGGTGCGGTTAGTAGGTACTCACTAACTCCG